GAATTCCGCGATCCGGCGTCACACTGAGGTCATCGAGAAAGCGAAGACGTTTGTCGATGAATCCTATCAGTTTGCTGGCAAGGCAACTGACCAGATCATGCGCGATGCCCTGGCGGTCGAGCATGGTAAGCAGGAGTTCTCCGATGCTGAACTGTCGGTTGCCTTCAAGCTGCTGAAGAAAACTGGTACTGACCTGCGCACTTTCGGCGATGCGTCACCGAGTGCTGGTAAGTTCTCACCCATCGCTGACAAGGAGCTGTAATCATGGCTTTCGAAACTGGATACCTTGACGATCCGCAAAAGGTTGGAGCCGGTGAACGCTTCGGCAACAACAACATCGTCCTGACTGCCCGCACGTTTGAAAATGGCCTGAAAGTGGGTCACTTCGCCAAGCTGGACACGGGTTCTCTGGACAACCTGGACACTTCTGCCACCCCTGTCATTGCAGGCGTGGTGCTGCGTAACCCCGCTGCCCCTGTGGAAGACGGCGCAACCGTCGATGCCAACCTGTATGGTCAGGTTGAGTATATCCGTCAGGGTCTGGTCACTGTGCGTGTTGCCACGGGGGAAACCCCGGCGCAATTCGGTGCTGTGTATGCGGACAACGCGACCGGTGAAGCCACCGCTACAGACACCGATATCGCGGTGTCTGGTGAGTTCATCGAAGAAGTTCAAGATGGCGTCTGGCTCATTCGCCTGTATTAAGGAGGCATTCAATGAAACTCGGTAATCTGTACGACCTGGCCTCCTTTGAGGCGTTCTGCGACTCTGCCAGCCAGCGGGGCTTCACTGACGCCTATGCTGGTACTGTGTTAGCTCGCAACCTGACCACGATTGATCCGCGTGTGTTCGAGAAGAAGTATCCCGAACTGGCGCTGATGAACTCCGGTATCGAAGCGGACAACTCAGGCGGCTATGCCCGTCGCATCCAGTCCCTGCGTCTACAAGACCTTGGTGGGTTCACCACCAGTGGCGATGCGTCCGACAACAAGGGCCAGATCAGCCTGGCGGGTGAAGACTCCTTCCTGCGTGTCGTGGAGCGTGAATCACACTCCAAGTGGACGGACTCTGAAATCCGTGAAGCTGAGCTTCAGGGCATCAACCTGCCGCAACGCTACGTCCAGGCTCACAACCGCATCTACATGCGCGAAGTGGACCAGATTGGTCTGGTGGGCGAGATTGGCAACGAAGGTCTGCTGAACTACAGCGGCTTCGCGGCTGACTCCGCCGGTGGCGCTATCGGTACGCTCACCGCTCAGGAGAAGCACGACGCCTTTGCGGATGGCATCACTACCCAACGCAACGCGGTGAACAACACCCCGGAGTACAGCGTCAATCGTGTCGTCACTTCTGTTGAAGTGCTGAACGACCTGGCTGCTACCATTCTGGACACCGCTGCGGGTAGCATGAGCGTCCTGTCTGCGCTGCGGGCCAACTTCCCTGACGTGACCTTCATGTCCAGCTTCCGCGCTGGTAATGTCGGCGGCACGTCTGCCACGGTGTTCTATAGCAACAACACCGAGGTCATGAAGATGCGCATCCCGCAACCGCTCACCATCGGTGAAATCATCAAGCTGGGTTCTTTTGACTTCCAGGTAGACAGCAAGTACCGCATTGCTGGCCTGGACGTGCTGGAAGACACTGGCGGTTTCATCCTCACTGGCCTGTAAGCCTGTGCGCCCCGGCAACGGGGCGTATCTACTTCAAGGAGTTTACCATGACTGAAGAAAATCAGACCGAAGCCCCGAAGCCCCGGCACACTGCGAAAGCCAAGCAGCCGGAACATGGCATCAAGAACATGCGTTCTGGTGACATGAATCTTGGCGGAATGCTGTTCCTCAAGCCGGGTCAGGTAGTCGAGCTGACTGCTGACCACAAGAAGAACAAGCGCATCATGAAGAAGATCGAACACGGTGTGAAGACTGGCGTTCTGGCTGAGGTGTAACCCATGGCACTGATCGATGACTTCAAGGCGCGTTTCCCTGAGTTCGACACCGCTGTTGTCGATCAGTACCTTCCTGTTCTTGAAGACGTGTGGCCGTGCTACTACGGTCAGGCGTATGCCGCATGCAACAAGGAGATCGTGCTGAACCTTGTTGCTCACCTGCTGGTGATCCAGTCTGCCCCGAGTACAGCCCCCATCAAGGAAGAGTCCAGCCGCTCAGTCGGTAGCGTGTCCGTGAGCTTTGAATCACGTGCTGCCGGTAGTAATTTGAGTGACTTTTTCGGCTCAACCAAGTATGGTCAGATGTATCTCATGCTGACTTCGACTCGTAGACGTGCCTTCTTTGTTTGATCGTTGCCGCCTGTGTGACTTCGCCCCACGGGGTTTTTTTCGTCTAGGCTTGGGCTTATGAGTACACCTGAAGAAACCAAGAAGTTGATGGACAACTACCTGAAGGAACTTGAACGGGCAGTTGATGCATCGGTGAAAGTGGGCCTGCCTTCCGATAAGGTGGGCAGCGATGTCTATGGCGACGGTGTGACGATCATGCAGGTTGGTGCGCAGCATGAATACGGCACTGAGAAAATGCCTTCCCGTTCGTTCCTGCGTATGCCGTTCGACCTCAAGCGTGACGAGATCAACAACTTCATCGGCCTGCAATTCAAGACGGTCCTGGAAGACAAGCGATCCGCCAATGATGCCATGGAGCTTGTAGGCGTGAAGGCCACCAACATCAGCAAGGCGGCTTTCCGCAATAACGGTTATGGTCAGTGGGCACCGTTGGCGGAAAGCACGAAAGAGATCAAACAAGAAGCCGGGAAGACAACGCCGCTGGTGTGGTCTGGCATCCTGCGCAATTCCATCACTTGGGGCATCGAGTAATGTTGCCGAACGTCAGTAGCGCCCTGCTGGGCTGGACACAACCGGTGCTGGTCAAGACCGTCACCGCAACCACGGTGGACTTCGTGGAGACGGAAGTGGTCACCGGTGAAACAGTGCAGGCTGTGGTCCAACCCACCAAGAAGACCACCCTGAATGCCGATACCTTGGATTGGTCACAGCCTCACATCACCCTGCACAGTCAAACACTGTTATCATTGGGTCAGCTTGTCGAGCGCAACGGTGCAGATTACAAGGTGGTTGAGGTGCAGGACTGGACGGATTACGGCTACTGTGAGGCTGTCTGCGAGGCCACACGGCGGCCTGTGGTTGAGGTGACACCATGAACCCGCTGATCCTGCCGGCGCTGGTCATACGCGACCTCCTGCCCCATCCTGAAGAGCTGATTCGCTTCGGGCGACTGAATGAGGAACGCGAGTGGTTCAGCGACGATTACATTGTGGTGGATCGTCTTGCACCGGGGCAGCCGATAACCCGAAGTGAGCGTTATGACGGTGTTGAGGAAGAGTTGACGCTTTCCACCAGGATGCGCCAGCCCGTGACAATAGATTTCTTTGGCGAGAACGCATACACTAACGCAGAGAAATTGCAACTGTTACTCAAATCTGATAAATCACTGGACCTGCAAGAGCAATATGCTGTGACAGTGGGCGGTGTGAATCAGATCACTGACGTAAAGGCGCTGACTGGTCAGCAATATGGCAACCGCGTGCAAGTGGAGCTTGTCATTCAATACAGCCCGTCTATCACCCTTGATGTATTGAGGATTGATACGGCGGTTGTTGAAACAATGTCGGATTGAGGATCTATCAATGAGTGCTAGTATCACGAATATCATCAACGTCGCTCTCATTCCTGAGGGACAAGCAGCGGCACGCGACAACATGAACGTTGCCTGTCTCATGACGAGTGAGCAGGGCGTTCTGTCATCCGCTGAGCGCTTCCGCGCTTATCGCAGCGCCCAGGCTGTGGAAGCTGATTGGGGCACTGCAAGCGCTGTGTCTCAGTACGCTGCCACCTTCTTCGGCACGCAGCCCAACGCGGTGAACTTCGGCGGCTCCCTGATCGTCGGATATTACCGGGGGCAAGCGGAAACCGTACCAGCTACGTCCGCGACTCTCTCCGGTGTGCAGCTTTCCGAACCGTCCACCCTGCAAACACTGAACACCGTGGACAACGGTTCCTTCATTGTTGAAGTCGATGGTGTTGAACAGACGGTTGCAAGCCTGGATTTCCGCACTGCCATCAGCTTCGATGACGTTGCTGAGATCATCGATACCGAACTGACCGGTGCCACCTTCGAGCACGTGAACGGTCGATTCATCCTGACCAGCAGCACCACGGGCGCTACGTCCACGCTGGGTTATTTCACCCCTGAGGGTGCAGGCGAGTTCATCGGTGACATTCTGGCGCTGTCTGACGGCTCTGGCGCGTCTCTGGTGCAGGGTGCCGATGAAGAAGTGTTGGCGGTTGAAGACAAGCTGGAAGGTCTAAGCGCCGTCAAGGCGGAAGTGAACTTCAAGGGCGTGTGCTTCATTGACCACGTGCTGGATGCGGAAGTGCCGACCATCGCCGCATGGGCAGGCGCAAACTCCGTGCTGGTCTACAACGTCTTCAGCGGTTCAACCTACCTGGAAGTATCCACCGATAACCCGGTGTGGCAGGTGCGTCTTGCCAGTCAGAATGAGTTCCGCTGCCTGTACAGCAAAGCAGGTAACCGCAAGCTGGCAGTGACCTACATGGCGCGGGCGCACACAGTGAACTTCAACGCCGAGAACACCGCCATCACCATGAACCTGAAAACGCTGTCTGTTCCGGCTGAGGAATACAGCCAGACGGAAATTGATTCAGCCTACCGTGTGGGTCTGGATATCTACACCAGCGTGAAGGACGTGCCGGTTGTTCTGACCAGCCCCGCCAATGACTTCGTGGATAATGTCTACAACCTCACTGCCTTCGTGGACGCGGTGCAGACTGACATGTTCAACCTGCTATCGCTGACAGGCACCAAGATTCCCCAGACTCGCCGGGGTGTCCAGCAGCTTGTTGACCAGGGTGAGAAGACCACACGCGGCTTTGTGCGTGCGGGCGTGTTCGCACCGGGTACATGGTCCAGCCCTGACAGCTTCGGCAACATCGAAGTCTTCAACCGGGCCATTGAGGAAGACGGCTTCTACTGGCTGGCTGGCAGCCTGGCTGATCAGCCTCAGTCCGACCGTCAAGAGCGTAAATCTCCAGTATTGCAGGCAGCGGTGAAGAATGCCGGTGCGATCCACAAAGTGGATATCATTATCAACTTCAACCTGTAAGGGGCTGACACATGAGCACTATCGCACTCGCCGCTGATAGCACGTCGCTGATTCTGAATGGTGCAGGCATCACTCAGTTCAGTGAAGGCGACTTCCTGACCCTGGCCCCCATCAATCCGCTGACGGGGCACGTCAACACACAGACCGGTGTGAACATCAATAAGCGCATGGACGGTAACGTCTATGACCTCACCTTTCGGGTGCAGAAGTACGGCGCTGATGATGTGCTGTTGACCGGGTGGATCAACAGTGAAGAACCTGTGGTGATCAACGGCAGCGTGAAGGAGATATTCTTCCGTGACGGTCAGGAGTTCACCGAATCATGGACGCTGGAAGCCGGTAGCGTGACCACCCTGCCGACTGACACCAAGAACAACCAGGATGGCAATGGGCAGATGGAATACGTCATCCGTTTCCGTCGCGGCAAGCGCAACATTTAAGGAGTAGCACATGGAACAGCAAGAGCAACAAGGCATGGAGATGATCAAAGCCGTCTATGATGACGGCTTTGCCGAGATTAATGGTCGTGAATACCACTTCCTGGAGATGCGTCATCAGCAGCGACGAAGCGTGTTCGCGTTCTTTTCATCCATCCAACGTGATATCCAGCGTCAGGACTTCAGCTTTCTGGATGACCCGCGATTCAAGAACGTGGAGAAGATCATTGAATCCAGCGTCAGCATTGATGACAGCCTGCTGGCGAAGCTGCCGAACCATTGGGAAGACTACCCTCAGGACTATCTGACATTCGTCAGTACGGCTCTGGCGGTGATCAGCTACCCTTTTATGCCCGCGAGCGCTACAGGCTCGCAATCCCCCGGCGTCCCGGCTCAGAAAACTTCATCCAAAAAACCAATGTAAGCGATGAAATG